TGCCTGCTACAAACTTAGCGGGCTGAGTAACTAGGTTGGTCTTAGCCGCCTGGCTCAGTGTGCCAGTGATAGCCGCCTTGCCACCTTCTAGCGCCCCCCTGCCAACAGCTGACAGCGAGCCGCCAAGTAGAGCGCCCATACCTATATTGGTGATGGCCTTCTGAGCTGTTAGCTCAGGGTCGGCAAGCGCCAGCTCTGACACTGTCTGACCTGCTCCAATAGCTGCGCCTTCTATGCCGCCACCTACAAGCGCTCTGCCCATCTTCTCAACTGCTGTAAGCTGCTGTGAGCCTTTGATAAGACCCTTAGCTGCCTTCTCGCCGAGTGCTGTAGCGGCTCTGACGGGGGCTCCAGCTACGCGAGTAAGAGCGCCTAGTGGACCAGCAGGAGTAACGAACGAAGCGACACCGCCACCTATTTCGCCGACAAGCGAAGCGGTTGGAGAAGCCTCTTTGATCTCTCTGACAGTCTCAGCCGCTTGTTTGCCACCTAATGCCCTAATAGCTGCATCGGACAGGCCGAGGGTAGCGCCCCTAGCAGCTCCAAGAGTAGCGGCCAGGGCTGGCCTATCAAACTGCTCTTTTTTGATAGCCGCAATCTCAGCCTTAGCCTGATCTCTGTCTTCTTGTGCTGTTCTGTATTTGACGCCCATTTGCAGGGCTTTAGGCATTTCTTCGGAGTCGATATCTCCTGCAGTGCCATCAGGTAAAGTAACAGGTACCCGCACGCCAGGACGTACTTCATAGTTACCAGAGCTAAGAGCCTCGTTAACAAGGTTATCCGCTACGTCAACAATAACCTGTCTTCGTTTGTCAAGTAGCCTCATGTGTTACCGTCCTGGCATAACGCGGTTAGCGGTCTGTGTCCGGACTGCTGGCTCTTGTCCTCTAGGTGTGAAGCTTGTCAATTGTGACATATCTTTATCGGTATTGGCTAGGGGACTGATGACTAGATGAGCAGGGACGCCGAAAGCATTTGCCCGCTCTGTAAAGCGCCTATCAAGGCTTTGCTTGCCAGTTAGTGCTGCATTGCGAAGCTCTCTAGCTGCTTCAACAAGGTTAGCTGTCTGCTCTGGAGTCATCTTACCCGTTGCAAACTTCTCGGCTTGTTGTTTGAATCGGTCTACAACAGATCCTGCCTGCATGGTCAAGTTAACTTCAGCTTCACGGACAACAGAGTTTTCATCAAGCACGCGGTTAAACGTGGTAATGATGGCCTGTGCGGCGTTAGGGTTAGACTGTGTGAGCTTGGCGAGATTCTCCATCTTCCTGTAAGCCTGATCAATCTTGTTGAAAGACTTGATGCCCTCATTACCTTCGTATGCTGAAGACAAGTCAGACACAGCCTTAATCTGTTGATCGGAAAGAGGAGCCGATTGCGCTCCTTTGGCCGCTTTCTCAAATACCTTGCTAAGAGCCTCAGCCTTCTGCACTTCGAGCTGCCCAATGAGCACATCAGCCTTAGCCATAGCTTCAGCCGTTCCGTACTGAGCGGCTATGGACTTGATCTTGCTCTGAGCCATCTCTGTTGCAATGACCTTCTGAGCGAGCTGTGCATCGATTTTGTCTTTGTAGAGGTCTTTGATATCGGCCAGCCCCTGGCGAGCTAGGATGATTTGATTCTGCTTGTTTGCAATGCTTTCCTTCTGCGAAGCAATGTCGTCATCTATGGCCTTGTTAATGATGTTTAGAGCAGCGTTAGACTGCCCCCCGGCCATTGCCCTGCCAATCTCACCGAAGGCGATAGCTATGCCTGCGAGTAGCCGCTTGCCAGTGCTGCCTCCAAAGAAACGATCAGGATCAATTTTGGCCTCTGCATAGTTATTGCGCAGTGTGTCAAGCTTAGCGCTCGCCTCACCAACTGCCGCATCTCGTTTTTCTGTTTCGCGCATGATATCAAAGTCGATAATATCTTGCTGCCGCCTCAGAGCTATCTGCTCTTTCTCTGCCTCTTGGTTCATTTTAGCAACGGCATTAGCCTGTTTCCTTGCTCCTGCCTGCTGCAGCTCTATGCCCTGCTCGAGAGACTTAACAGCCTCTGAGCCCATGGCGTTAAGGGGATTGGCTGGCTCAGCAGCTACACCCATCACTGGCCCCTGTGATGCCATAGGGGCAGATGGCGCTAGATTGAGCTGGTCAGGAGTGGATGCGCTAAATGCAGCTGGCTGTTCCCAGATGGGAGCTGCTGTGGGGGCAGGGACAGTACTGAGCATAGGAGCCTGATCGGGTGGAATGGGTTGCGTTGATGCTTGCGGCGCTAGTGCTGCAGCTATCTCCGAGTCATATTTGCTACGCTTACTTGAAGACAGGCCATTCTTGGCAATCTTGTTGCCAGTGTCTGTGTAGTAGAATTTGTCATCTGCGCTGCTTATTGGCACCGATCATCCCTCCAGTTTGGCAAGTCGCTGATTGAGGTTGGCGAGCCCGCTAAGCGCAAGCAAAAAACCCCGTGCAGAGTCAACCATCTTGCCATTAGGCCCTTCAATAACAGCAGTGCGACCCATAGGCGTCTTCTCAAGATCTTGAGCCATTGGCCCGTATTGTTTGCCTGGAGCAGTACCCGCCTGTGAAGTGTCTTTGTATCTGTATTCGTTGTCTGTTAGCGCGTTAAGGAATGCCTGCGTTTCCTTGTTAGTTCGGATGTCTGTCTTTGCGTTTCTATCCGATAGAGCAGCCGCCCCAACAGCTCCACCAGCCCCTAAAAGACCACCAAGCAGCGTTTGTCTCATTTGAGCATCTTGAGCAGCTTTTGCCTGAGCGCCTGCATACAAGGTACCAAGGCCGCTAAATTGTTGACCCATTGCGCCGATACCTAAGCCACCATATCCAAGCTCGCCCTGCTGCTGTAGCTCTCTGGCCTGCAGTCCAATTTGATTGTTAAACATCCCGGCTCTTAGCATAGCTTCTTGATCAGCAAGGGCTGCTTGCTGTTGCAATTGCGCTTGTGTGGTTGCTAGCTGTGTGCCGCTTTGCAAGAGCTGACCTGAGCCCTGTAGCTGCGCATTGATAGCATTCTGGATAGCGTCTTTTTTTGCTATCTCTTGTTGCAGGGTTGTTTGTCCTGCTTGCAAGGCTGCTTGTCTTTGCATTTCTTCTTGCTGCAATGAAGCTTGCAAAAATGACTGCTGAGCTGCTTGCTGTTCTTGAGCCCGAAGCTGAGCCGCTTGATTAAGTGCTTGCTGTTGCATCTGAGCGCTTTGCATCTGAGCGCCACGCATAGCAGCTGGCGAGAAGCCTCTGCTAGCTGCTGCTGCCATCTGTGCTTGGATAGACTGATCAACGCCCGCTTGTAGCTGTGCCTGTGCCGCTGATGGCCCTTGACCCATTGCCGCTTGCTGCATCATGCCAATGGCTTGGGGAGAGTATTGCCCTGACTGTTGAGCTGCTCGAAGATAGGCCGCAACTTGTGGATCAATACGCCCCGCTTGCCCAATATTGGCATTAGCATCTGCTATGGCGACGTTCATCTCTCTTGAGCCAGTAGGCACTCCAATCTGTGCAACTTGAGCTGGATTGACTGTTACTGTAGTTGGCTTAAAGAGTGGAATATTCTTTTGGGTAAACTGCTTAGATAGGTCGCCAGCCCTGTCTGCTGTTTCCCGAATGGAGTCAGTGAGGCCAGGGCGCTTAGGTCCAGTGTCCTGTGCTTTGACTGCTGGTTTTGCGACTGGCGCAACATTTAGCCTTGTTTGGCCGCGATAAGAACCAACATCCCTGTTGCTTGAGCTACTAGTGTTACCAAATCTAGCCATTACACCCTCCCTGTTGGAGCCCGTCTACCAGCTCCGCCAATGACGCCTATCTCTGCCGCAACTGAGCTAATGATAAGGCCGCTGGTGGCTGCTGTTTGGGAAATCTTAAGCTCTAGTGTCTCACATTTTTGCTGTGTAGGTCTAACTTCTATCGCCAGTTTGTCGCCGGTAATGGCGGCAGTGTGTATGATTGTTTTGGTACCGCCGTTTGCTGTAGCAGAGTTGTCGTTAAAGGTCTCAATAAGAATGTTATCGGAGCCAGCATCTGATGTCTTTCTGCCTGATATGAGCATTCTATAGATACGCTGATAGCCCTGAAATCCGGCAAACTGGAACTGGCCAAGCTTGATGGTCTGCTCATAGTTTGAGCCGTCATCCTGGTACACACTTGCTGATTGTGTGAGCACCTTTGTCGGAGTCACAAGGAACAGTGTTCCAGCCTCGTAGACAATGTCCACGGCACTATTCGATGACCACTCATACCATGCGCCTTGAGTGGCATAGTAGGCCCATAGTCTGCTTGTGGTTAGAAAGAAAACAACATTCCGAACCGGATCATAGGTGCTTGATAAGATTGTTCCGTCTGCCTTATAGACAGGTTGCCCAATAAAGACAGCATTAAGGCCCTTGTCTACAAGATAGATGCCTTCATTAGACTGAAAGAAGACGCCAATCTGAGTCTCTGTTATGGACCGAGCTGACACACAGCCAATGCCCTGCGCAACGATAACAGGCGATGCCCATGCTCCAATGAGATTGTCTGAAGGCCCGTCTCCAAAGATAGCCAGCACAGCAAACTCTTTGAAGATAAGCACCTTGTCATCAAGCTGAGCAATGCCGACAAGCTTGCCAAAGTTAGGGTTAACAGGAATGGTGAGCAGGTCAGAGAACTGCGGCACAAATCCCTGCCTAGCTTCTTTAGTAAACCATACGGTGTCACTATTGCCCGTCTCAAAGGTCCAGAGCCTGTTCTTGGCTGCGGCTATGAAGTTGCTATTTGGTGGCGTGATATTCTCGACAACACCGCCGGTTGTATACAGCACTTTGTTTTGCCTAAGCGTAGCATCTGCAAGGTTATCGACAACTGTTACGCTTGTTGCAGAAAATGAGCTATTGGAGCCAACAAGATAATATATCGTTCCGCTTGCCTCTGTTCTGTAAAGCGATACGCGGACCTCTGTCCTAGTTGTAAAAGTAACAGGATAGCATTCTACTGTTACCTGTAGTGGTCCACCGGAAACAGTATAGCTTGTGGCAACAGAGGTTGAGGACTCAATGAGGTTACCAGCTATGTCCAGCGCCTCATATACAGTTAGATAACTGTATGTGCCATTAGCAACATTCCCTGCAGCAGTAGAAAGCACAGCGGGAGCCTGTGTTGGATAATAGTTAAAGTTCAGCTCGTTGATTCCAGAAGGGTCGGCAAGATAAATCTGATTAGCGGCTATGAGCGTGTAGTTGCCTAGCTTTGCTGCCTTGCTGCCCTGGTAATACGTGTCTTTGCGCAGCCTAAGCAGTGAGAGCCCGTAGACAGAGTTAGCTGGCGTAGAAGTAAATGACGACTTGCTTCGCGTAAGTAGCCCGCAAACCATAAGCGTTGCTGGGTTGACGGATGACAGCGTCGTGAAGTTTGGCAACACATTATTCCCGAATGAATCGAGAGAGATGTAGTCATGAGCTTGGCCGTAAGCAATCTGCGCAACAAAACCAGATGAGTTTCCAGTTGGAGTTCCGAACTGAAACAGCAGATAGCTGTGCTGTAGTCCATAGGTATCGAATGAGCGCTTGCGGAGCATGATATAAGGCATCTGGTTAGAGCCAAAGACACACGCTTTAGTCGCTAGCGCTGCCTGCTTGATTTCGTTGCCGTATGCCGTCCAGTTGCCGCTTGTTGATGCGTTGGCATAAAGAAAGCGCACAGATACAAATGTGCGATTAGCAGGGTCGTTATTTGTGAAGTATTCGCTAGCAAGCAGTGCATAAGTGCCGCCAGCCGGGACAGACAGGGCAATATTCCAAGAGGTTTCCCCGGCTGTGAAGCCTGGATAAGTCGCTGTACTCCCAAGGGACAGAGAGCTGTTGTACCTGTAAAGCTCTATTCCTGTCGTAAATGCTGCAGCAACATAATACTCTGTAGAGCTTCGAATAGCGCAGGAAAGCCTGAGGAGGTTGGTTCTTGTGCTGGTGGCAGATGCGGATAGCGTCAGGTTTGAATAGATGCGAGTGACGACATTAGCTCCGTCATCGTAGGCAATAAGAAAGCCACCAAGCGGGTCTGTTTCTACGTCCCATTGTGCTGTAGCCGAAGCAAGACTAAAGGTAACGCCAAGCGAACTGCCATTGGTGTCATAAATAGTTATCGTTGAGCCGCTTCGAACAAAGATGCGGCCATTAGCTATTTTGACATTGGCAGAGCTAAGGCCAGTTATTGCCGCATATTGGGATAATGAGGAGGGGACAGAGTTAGAGTCAGGGTCAAACCTGTATATCCTAACTTCGGCTCCAGAGTTTATAGTAACAGCAACTGTGATTGCTGCGCTCGTTGAATATGTGTCCATGTTGTTAATATCTGAGCCGAGGCCAAGCAGCCCCTCTAGCTCTGCAGTCACTTCGCCAATAAGCGGTCTGATGATTCCAGGAAAGCGGATGGGCTGAGCGCCGTATGTGCTGCTGAAGTTCTCTGCGTTTCCCGCATTCTCAAGCACTCCAATAGAGCCGCCAGTAGGAAAGGCTGAAAGCGGAGTAGCGAAAGCTGAACTAAGACTAACAAATCCGCCGCGCTTAGTGATCTCCCCGCTCTTTAGTTGTTCGACGTTGAGGCCTTGCGCTAGGGAATCAGGGGACCGAAGAAACTCAGCTGTCCCGAGATCTGTTCCCCTATTAAGCGCTAGCGGAACGAGTTGTTTTTGTAGCGCCATAGAAAGCCCCTTTAAAAGCAGATCAAACTAACAGTGGCGGAGCCAGAAGCGGTTCGGAGCGCTATAAAGCGCAACGGGTCGATATTTGTTGCGGTCGTGTCACGGTAGACATCTACCGAAGCTGTCTTGTCGACAACAAAGAAGCCCCTAGCTTGATAACCTAGGTTATGAGCGACAAGTGAAACAGTGGTTGTCAAAGGAATGTTAGTCAGCAGAGTCATTTTCGAAGATGGCAATTGATTAAGCTGCTGCATGACAACCGCTAAATCTGATTGCATATCGGAGACAACATCCGAAACAGTTTCCTGTGTTGGCTGTTGTCTTTTAATGGAAAACGTCGTCACCAGTAAAATCCCCCAGCCCCAAAATAGTCGTCCCTGACTTGAATCGGGTCGCCGGTCTCACGGGGTGAAACGGTTTGTATAATCAACGATAATGCATCTTGCCGCTGTGCTGCCATGACAGTGACATCACGCTCTTGTTTGCCAAGGACAGACACAGAAGCATCGTAGACAACAAAGTCCTCAAAGCCTGCAATAACGTCAAAGGTGTTGCTAGAGTTTGTGATGCGAGTGGGTCTAGGCACGTAGGTCATAATGATCTGCTCTGTGGTTGTGGGCACAGGGTCGATGATCAGATTGTCCTTTTGGGTATAGTAAGCATAGTTCGTGCGCAGTCTCTCGATGCGCCTGGGCACATAGCGCGGGTCATTGGTACGCCTGTTGCGCTCTCCGAAGCCTATGCGGCTAAGTTTAACCCGCTCGCCTCCGATAACAATGTCGACACCTCTCAGGTGCATAAAGTCAGCAGCTAGAGCATATGCCCTCTGCCCGACGATAAGCGACTTAGAGGAGTCTTCAACGTCAAAGTAACCAGCATACTCTGTGGCAATCTGCCTGTAGAGTTTATTGTAGGACTTGTCTATGAGAGACAACAGGAACGCATCGGTGATATTGGCATCCGACTCCGTGTCAGTGTGCTGTCTGACTTGGGTCATGAGAACCGATGCGGTCGCTGTGTCCGTCATAAACTAATCTCCCTCATCCATTTCAGCTGCTGGCAGCACGTTCAGGAGCCTGGGCAGCTCCTTCAAGAATGCTAGAGCGTCTCCGCTCTTGATGCATTCTAGCACACGTTCAGCCTGCAAGACGACCATGTCAGAATAGGGATCTTCCTTCTTAGCGTCAGCCTTCAGGCCACCGCCAAGGGCAAGCAGCAGAGTGCCAACTTTCTTCTCCGATCCCATTCCAATCATGCTACACCGCCAGTCATGCCAGTGTCCCCGAGGATAACCTGGACGTACATAATGGTGCCGCTAGATGGCTCCGTTTCTGTGGTTCCGACTGCTGTGCGGATGAGAATAGTTCCAGCCGAGGATAGCGAGTTTGTCTTGATCGAGTGAATGAGTCCCTGATCAGTAGCTTGCTCAAATGTTACATTAAGCCCAAGGAGCTTTTTGTATTTTCTGTCAAGCGTGATCAAGTACTCACCGGTTGTCGACTTGGCAATACTCGTAAACCCGTAGCCAGTTGTAGTAGCTGCTCCGGATGCCCCAATGGACACCTTTGCATAAAGTACTGTTGCGCCCTGTTCAACTGCTTGAACAGGATTGCGCTTAAGATAGGTAACTGTTGGCATAATTTAATCTCCTTTCAGTTTATCGATTAACGGATCTTAAATTGGCCATTCCAGCCAGGAGCGCGGCAAACAAGGTTTGCGTAGCTTGTGATGCGGATTTCAACGCCATCAGCAGAAGCCTGTCGCAAGAAAGGCAAGCCATCGGTGTCGAATACGTCCATTAGAGGCCCGAGGCTCCGGAGCTTCCAGCTCTTGGTTGTCAGCATGTAGCATCGTCCAGGAACTACAGTACGGTCAGCAAGAACCGTCACCTTACCCTTAGAGCCGTGAATGCCGATACCAGAGAAGCCAATCGATCCGTACTTGGTTTGGCTTCCCGAAGTCACTGCTTCAACATACTGGACCTTAGAGCCAAGCGCATTGCGCAGGTCTTCAAAGTCTTCATAGTTCAAAAAGCAGTAGTCAGGCATGCCGCCCTCAGCTTCAACCAATGTGACTGCGCGACTAACTGCTTGCTCAATAGGCAGAGCAGAGAGGTCAGCAGTTACGCCAGCAAGTCGGGTGGGGTTAGCAGAACGAACCACACCAAAGAACGAAGCTGCCAACTCAGTAGAGCGGTCATCAAGGGGTAGCCAGTCCTGAATACCAGCAACGCAAGCGTTACGGTCGCCAGTGCGAAACAGGTAGTCGTTATTGGTAAACGAGCTGATAGCTGCAGCAGATGCAAGCGTGATTGTTCCAGCGATGGAGTCAACAGCTGTAACCGTTGTTGAGCCCGTGCGGAGGCCACCAGACGACTTAGCGGCAGCAGCTGAAACGCTCATGCCTACTTCAAAGTTGCGTGCGTCTTCGGGGTTAGAAAGAGTCACGGTGTCCGAAGAGATAGAGGCTCGCTGCGCAAGTGCACCGGATCCGTCTCTTGCGAGGTCAACAGCAATGGCCTGGCCAACTCCAGAGATGGCGTTGTCCATTTCTTCGCTGAGTGCCTTAAGGAAAGCGCCCTTATCGTTGGACGAAGCCTTGATGGTTTCGTTGTCAACAAAGCCAAAGCCATACTTCTTAACGCGAGTAAGCAAGAAGGCCTTGTACTCGGAGTTAGAGCTGAGGCCTTGTGCAGTTGCAAAGGTAGCCGAGATATTCTGAGGATTGCCATACATCAAAGTTTCTTTAGAGCTGTCTCCGAAGAAAGACTCATCTTTAGGCATCATAGCAAGGATAGGACGGTCAGCGTAAATAAGCTTTTCGATCTTGTCGCCAGGGTACAGCGTTTTCAGCGCTGGTGCAAAGCTGGTTAGGTCAAGTCCCATTAGGGTAATCTCCAATTATAGGAGACGCCCGTTACAGCTTGATCTGCGGCATTTTAGATAGAGCTAGTTCCCATAGCTGCTGATCAGATAGTCCGCGAGTTGATTCTGTCTTGGGCGTCTCAGTTTTTAGTTTAGAGTCATGTAAACCGAAAGTACCTTGAACTTCTTGCTCGCGTTCGTTCTGTGCAGGCTCATTGATGCCAAAAAGTTTCTGCAGTTTTGCGTTACCCTTTAGCACCTTCAAACTATCTTCTAGGCGACGCTCGACATGTTCTAGAGCTTCGTCATCGGATAGTATCTCTCCGGTCGCATTGTAATGCTCGGACATGTACAACAAGACATCATCAAAGTTACCGAATTGATTAACTAGAGTATAATCTGAGCCTTCCCTAGAAGCAAGTGACTTGAGCCCCTCGAGCTTGGCTTCTTTGACGCGCATAATCTCTTTCATCTGGCCTTCTGCCTGGCCCTCCTCAAGCTTGCGCTTGAGATCCTCTAGCTCCTTTGTCACGTTATTGACTTTGGCCTTCGTCTCATCTTCTGGGTTCATGCCCGCATAGATATCTGTGAGTTTGTCATAGTTAAGGCCAAAGCGTTCAAGCAGCTTAAGCGGATCTTTTGACGCCAGATCCTTCAGCTCATCCACCGAGCCAAGTTGTCCAAGCTTTGACTTTAGCTCCTGCTCTTTTTGCATGAGCATGCGCTCGCGTCTTGTGAGGCCTTCAAACTTGCCGACAAGACTTTCCTCCTTAGCTTTTAATTGGGCTCTCAGCGACTCAATCTCGCTTTGAGGGTTAGACTCGGTAGCGGACGTCTCTGGTGCTGTTGGTGTAGACTGTGCTGATTCAAACATATTTTGGCTCCTTTTACATTGCTTGGGGTAACTGACTTGGGTCTATTGGCATCTCTGGTGGCATCTGTTCAGGCATAGGCGCTGGAGCTGCGGCAGGTGCTTGCATAGCCTGCTGCTCAGCCTTCTGAGCCTCTTGCGCTAGCTTGATGAACCTATCATTGGCGTCCATGTAGCGCCTAAGAAGCTCGAGCATCTCCTCATCTTGACCATTAAGCTTAGCTTCGTTGTAGTACTCGTTAGCTAGAGAGAAATTGCGTGCGTGATTCTCGTAGGGATCCGGCTGAATGAAGACGCCAGTGTCTAGCATCTTCTCGATGACCATACGCGGGTACCTGTTACCAGACAGGCGACGGGTAATGAGGCTAGATGTGTCTGGAAAGTCAAGAAGCTCTAGGGAGTCTTCAGGGGCAAGCAGTCCTGCAGCTGACAGCTCCTGCACATACTCAAGCTGGCCCTCTGGCTTCTGAGGGAACATTGACACATTGTGCGCCTGGATAATGTAGTCGCCCTCGAGCATGTCGATATCCTTGAATGCAAACGACTCCAGTCCATTCTCTTTGCTGTAACTCTGGATCTTCTTTACTGCCGCCTTGTACTCGGCATTCGTCTTTGACAACTCATTGACGCGCTTAATCTCTCTGATGAGCGCTCTAGCGATATCAACATGACAGTTCTGTCTATTCTGCCCTGCAGTCTGAAAGCGTTCGGTTTCGATATCGGAATACTCTCGCAGTGCCTTGCCTGAGTTAAGCCCTGCGGGCTTCTCGCTAGCAGCTGATAGTTGACTCACGCCAACTTCCATGTAAGCTTTCTGATAAATCTCCTCTATATCCCTAGCCAATTGATCGGCATACGGTGGGCGCACTTCCTGCTGAGGCATGGTGCCAATGTATTCAACAATGGAATTGGGCGCATTGGTGAGCTGATCCTGGTCGACCTTTGAAGACTTCTCGACGTAGGTGCGGGGATTAGAACCTCGTTTAAGACACAGTTGTCTGTACTGCAGCAGCTCGTCAATCTCTCTTTGATGACCTTGCAGAATCTCAGCGACACCTATGCCATAGTAGCCAATCGGAGCCCAAAGATAATCCTGTTTGATGATAGGATACTCGTCAGCTGTGTACTCCTCTTCGGCTAAAATCTGATTCTCGATGGCAAGGATATGCTTGCCGCCGGTTCCGTCATCATTGGGCAAATGCCAAGCTTCCGCTACAAGCACTTGTCTGCTTGCGTAATCATAGCTCATATATGAGCCGCTCTTAGAGGTCTGCATGTGCTCAATGCGCTCTTTGTGCTGAGGAAAGGCCGCTATGAGCTTCTCGGCGTCCACCCCCTTGATGCGCCTAAGAGTTGACGGTTGGCCATCTTCAGAGTCTTCATGGGAGACAACTATCTCCGATGGGTGCACACGCTTGACGCACAGACGCACCTTGCCGCCCTGTATCTTGTGAAACACTTGCACAAAGCCCGAACCAGCCCAGTAACTATCAAGGGTCTGCTTCATGTTTTCTTCATGCACTCTAGCATCCATGAAAGCGCCATAGATCATCCGATCAGCCTTCTGGCTTGCTCGCTGCTGTGCCCATGAACCGCCATCTGTCAAGAATCTTACCCGCTCCTTACGCTTACAGATCTTAGCGTGGAGGGTATTGATAGCCGACTGGACAACGTTATAACGAAGGCCATTGGGCACTAGCTTCTGCACATCTTGAATAAGCCTTAAGCGGCTAACAAGATCCTGTGTGCTTACCGCTACGTTATCGCGGCCAGTGTACAGCTTAGTGTACTGCATGAGAGTATTGAGCCGTGAGCTGTCCTTTTGCGTGATGTCCTTGATCTCAGAAAATAGACACTTGGCAGCCTCTTCGCCCTTCTCTTCCCACCAGCTTGCACGCATAGTCACCAGCCCCGCTGTTCTTGTTGTTTGTACTTACGGACACGCTCTTTCAGTAGCTTCTCTTCTTCTTCTCGAAGAAACTCCTCTGAACCGCGCTTTGGCTTCTCTCTGGGTATTGTCTCGGCATAATAGTACGATTCGCGCCAAGCGTATAGGGTGGCATCAGCGCAGTCATTTGGTAGGCCTGGCTTCTCGACCTGCTTGCCTTCGTCCCAGAGCAGCGTATTCCACTCGTCAATGACGGGATTGTCTTCGTCAACTAAGATACGCCCTTCCTTTAACTCTGAGTTGAACAGCTCAATATAGAGCCTCTTATCGCGCTTCTGAGCAGGCTTACAGTTGATGCCATAGCGTTGCCTAAACTCCTCAGCGATGGACTTACCCAAGCCACCTTCATCAACCACTACCGTTCCTATATTGTGCTTACCAATGAGTCTCAGAGCCTTCTGTGCCATTTCGTGAATAAGCATATGACCGACTCGTTCGGTATAGATGACATGTGCAACAGGAGAATCTTGCTCATGGCCGACAATGGAGAAAGCTGTCTTGTCTTCAAAACCTAAGTCAATGCCGAGTACAGTTTGGGCAAATTGCGTTGGTTGACGCTTGGAGATGTTAACAAGAGGGTTGAACAGGTAGACCATCTGGTCATTAGTACGCACCCATAAACCGTGATACTCACGCAGCAGAATAGGATTGTCATCACTCCAGCCTCTGCGCTTCTTGAGGCCATCTACCCAAGTCTTTGCATCTTTGATGTGCGGGTTATCGAACAGCGTCCAATAGAACGAGTCCCACTCTTCAGGGTTATGGTTAGCCTTGTAAAAGTAACTTGTGAAATCCCAACTTGGTGTTCCCATAATCCATAGCTCACCGTCTTCGTCTATCGTAGCAGGCTCTAGGATCTCTTCAATGAGAGAGTCGATATGGCCACGGAACGATGCGCACTCATCTAAGATAACTACTCTGTATGCGTGGCCCCGGAGAGTTTCGGCTACGTCTTCTTGATTCGCTCCAGCTAGCCATATTTCTGAACCATTAGAGAACTTAATAATAAGTTCAGTCTCTGAGGCATCAAATGAAACTTGCAATTCTTGACACATCCGCTTCAACCTTGACCATAGAAGCCGCTTTGCGGATTTTCTGGTCAAAGCAATATAAAGCGAAATCCCATTAGGCCCTGATAGGGATGATTCAACTAACTTAGTTGCCGCTAGCTCTGTCTTGCCTGCTCGTCTCGAGCATCTGATAGCTTTGCGCTTACTTGGGTGTAGTGCGGCTTTACGCTGTGGCTCAAAGCAGCGGCTAAAGATATTCTTTATGCTGTCTTCGTACTCAAGCAGTTTTAGAAGCTCCAGGTCAGCTCTCAACTACTGCCCCTATGTTAAGAGATTCTTGCAGCTGTTTAATGCGCTCTAGGCGCTCTCTTGCTGTCATCTGCTCCGGATTCTTTGAATCTAGATGCACATGCTGATGGAGCTCTGTTGTCTCATTCCACTTGACTACTGTCTGAGTCAGTTTGCTGAATAGCTGAGAGTTGAACTCTCTGTTTTCTAGATTTTCGATAGCCTTCTGCTCATAGAAGAAATGCCGCTTCATGTCAGCTACCTTAGCCGCTTCGTGAAACTCCGGGATGTTGTTGATCCAGTGCATAGCTGTCTTGTATGTGATACCGACATGAGCACAGAAAGCTCTTAGCGAGAAGCCAGACAAGGCCATCTGCTGAACAGTTTCACAGTACTCTTCTTTGTACTTGGTATTGGCTACGTCTTCAGAGTGGATCTGATCCTGTATCGCCCTCAGGAATCCCTTCGCTTTGGGCTGGTGCGGAGGTCTTCTTTCGTCGTCTCCGAATAATGTTGGCAGTTTCTCCATCGCTCTCTTGCTCCGCGACAATATAAGGGATGTTAGCAAACGGCACGATAAAAGTACTCATGTCGTCTTCTGGGCTCTTGCCTGTTATCTTAGCACCAATTCCAGGCAATAGCTCTATGTTGAAGAATTCACTTGTGAATGTCTTTGACAGACGCGACCACGCGCCCCTTGGCCGCGAGCCGTCTTCATTCTGCAGCTGGAGGTTTTCGTAGGTACATAGTTTCTTAATGCGCATTATGGATAATATCCTCATAGACGAAAGGATTGAACGAGGCATTGAAGCTAATGGCGAGCGCATTAGATGCGCGTGAGCGCCAAGGGTAGTACACGTTATCGTGTTTTACTGTTGCTTCAATAAGCCTTCTAGCAAAGCCAAAGTTACGGTAGCCGCTCTTAACGTAAACCCACCAGACGATAGAGTGATTAGGCAGATTGGTAACTGCCACCCATCCAAAAATAGGCTCCTCGTGCTCAGCATCGCAGATGATGCGGATATCTGCCCATTGGAACACACGATCGAAGCGGTTACGAAAGCCAGGCTTAGCGATATTCTGATCCATGCCTGTGAATTCAGGAGCTGATGCGGCTCCTTTGTAGAAGCTGTCACGGCAGAACGCCAAATCGCTGTCTTTGTAATCACGAATCTTTGTGGGAAAATCAGGAATGGACATTGCTTCAAGCTCTTTAATTGTTTTGCGAGAGGATAGCATCATGACAGTAATCAAGCAAACAAGGATACCCGCTGACATCATAGAAGAGTGGTATCACATCCAAACGGGCAAAGAGTCTCCCGTGTCTGCTGCTGACTTCAAGGCACCATCTGAGTACCTCATCAAGGTCTTCGGCGATGACAAGATGCTGCCTGAGTTGCAAAGATATCATGACAGCGTCAAATTCGACCATGAGACATGGATCGATATTGCCCTCGGTGTGTTACAATTTGTCCCGGTTACCAAATGGATTGGTATAGCCATTAACGTGATAAGGAGTGTCATATGGCCGGTATTAAAGAAACGGAAGAATTGATCGTTGGACTTGGCGCATTGTCTAAGGCTGTTATCCTGCAGCTCAAAGACGGCTTCCAGCCTATGGACGTGCTTGAGCTGATTAAAAAGGCGGTTGATGAAGACGCAGAGCTAGGCAAGAAATTGCTCGCTGCTTTTGTTGGTATCGCTGCTGTGCCTGGTGAGCTTGGAGATCTTGACCTGTTCGAGATTCTGAAGCTTGGTAAGGCTGTTGGTGAGCAGGTCTGATTTGCTAGACTTTCCCGCTTCATCTATCTTGTTGCAAAACAACGAGGTCAAAAATGAAATGCGGGATTCCCTACCAGGGTTCTAAGTCTAATTTTGTGCAGTATCTAGCCGATTACTTCCCACCTGCAGAAAACTTCTACGATCTGTTTGGTGGTGGCTTTGCCGTCACGCACTACATGCTGACTCACCAGAAACACAAGTATCAGCACTTTCATTTCAACGAGATTAAGAGCGATATTCTTGTCCTAATTCGCGACGCCATTGAAGGCAAATACAACTACAACGTATTTAAGCCGGCATGGGTGTCGCGTCAGGAGTTTTTTGCCCGCAAAGATAGCGATGCCTATGTGCGGTGCCTGTGGTCGTTTGGGAATGATCAGAAGACCTATCTCTTTGGCAAAAATATCGAAGGCTACAAGCGGTCGCTGCATCAAGCTATCGTGTTCAGCGAGTTTGATGACCTCGCAAAGCAAGTGCTTTCCCGTGACTCTTGGAGCACCGAGAGCATCAAAGAGAGGCGCTTGATAGCGAGAAGGCATATCGGCGAGTACAAAAAAAATGTGCCAGACTTCCTTTTGCCGTACTTGAGTAAGACACAAAAAGCGCAACTAGAAAGACAAAGATCGTTGCAGCAGTTGGAGCGGTTGGAGCAGTTGAAGCAGTTGCCGGGTAATCTAACAATGACTGGCCTAGACTATAGGCAAGTCGAGATTAAACCGAACTCGGTTGTTTATTGCGATATACCATATTTCATTGCTTCAAAATCATACATAAAACAGCAGTACGGAGTTCATTTTGATCACACTGCATTCTTTGAGTGGGCTGCAACAAGAGACTTTCCTGTCTATTTCTCTGAATACAACTGTGACGATCCGAGGTTTGAGCTGGTATTTGAAAAAGGTAAACGGGTTAGTATGGCAGCCACTGGCGCAAAGTCAGCCGACAAGACGATGGAGCGGCTATACTGGAACAGGCGCTAAGGCTTCTGTCCCTCAAGCTTCTCGAGACGCTTCTCGAGGTTAGCGATAGTAACGTTAAGCACCTTGGACTGCGAGGACAGCTCAAAGACGTTAGCACTCAGTGACTTGATCTCATCATTCATACTCTGCAGAGAAGTAACAGCGATGGCTAAGAGGATAGTGCAGGCTCCGCAGAGTGCTTTGACAACTAGGTCTGATATCCAACTGATATCCGCTTTTGTCGTGTCCTGCATGGCTGTCTCCTCGTGCGCCCAAAATGAGCGCACTTAGAGTGTCGCTGATTCTTACGGCTAAATCAAAGTCTAGAAGTTGACAGGCTACCGAAACGCAGTCGAATACCACACATCCCCATCCTTACCACACGCAAGCCACATAGCCTCTTCGCGGTAGTAGACGCCTGCGCCGTTCTTAGGGTTGTCGCTGTAGGAGTCGTTAACCTTCTGCTCCCACTTGCCAGCGGGGTCATTGCACCAATAGCCCTTGTCATCGTAGCCAGTCACGACCATGATGTGGCCGCTGCTTGTCATCATGCCATGAATAACCACTGGCCTACCGAGGTCTATCTCATCCCTGATCTGCTTCCATGTGCCTTTGTATGTGCTCTTAGCCCGAAGCTTGTTGGCCTCAAAGACGGCCTCACACCCAGGCGGAGACTGGCACGCTGCTTTGCCGTAGCCTTTTAAGACTGTGTCAGGAGTTGCGCCTATGCCGTAATAGGCAAGCACCATCGCCACACTTGTGCACCCACAAATCGACCAAGCCTGGGCACCACCATAGTCACGCTGGGAGAAGTATGGGACCTTGAAGGGGTTGTCTTTCTTGACCGGAGCAGACGGCTCCCTATGCCAGCCATACTCACCCATAGTTACATTCAGATTACCCAGAGGCTTAAGGATAGCCATTAGCTCATCGCGAGTAGTCCAGTTTTTGACCGCCAGGCAGGCCTCGCCGTCCATGATGTAGGCGCGGTACTCGGGGGCATCCTTGGAACCGTGACGCACAAGATTGACCCAGGTAGCCCCTGGTCTGTCCTGATTAGCTCCACTGTCCCAGAGGTCTGTTTCTGCCTGTCTGCGCCTGACCAGGCCAGGTAGCACTCTGCCATCTGCGCCTTTGGTATACTGCGGCATCATTTTGCGGAATTCGCGGATAGCGCCGGATTGAAGCCTGGTGATCTGCCTAGTGTTAGCGCCAGTGTTATACGCAAACGAAACAGCAGCGTCGAACTGTTGCTGGTTAAGCTTGTTGGTAGCTCCGTTGATGACTTTAGCAAACCGCGCAATGGCTGCCTGCAACTCTAGCTCTGCGTCGTGCTCTGTCAGTGTGTCTCCAAGCATCACAGCCGAACGACCATATTTCGCTATGCCCGCATTTTGGTACTGAGTAGTGCCCCAACCTATGGTGATGGGCTTGCCATCAATAGAGCCTGGATCGGGATAGGCTAATAGCCTTAGTCCTTCAAAAGACTTGATAAGGTCAATGCATTGTTGGCTTGGTTTCATGCCCTAGAGTTTAGGGCTTGGGGCTCAGCGTGTCAATTGCAGGCAGAGGCCAGCAAAGGAAGTCAGGGAGACTATGGTGATGAGGGTGAGGAGGATCATTCTGCAGCCTCATGCTTAAAGCAAGCGTCTTCGGTAAACGGGCTAGCAATCTTTTGATTGTCAGCGGCATTTGTTGCTGGGGAATAAATAGAGCCCGTTCGGTCAAAAGAGAACCGGCCATAGTCTGCAGCAAAGTCGACATCTGCATACACTGTGCAGCTCGCATTTGATGCGCCAGCTGATCCCGCCATCCAGGTCTCTGTGCTTGAAACTGAAGTGTCTGGACTCATAACCGAGCAATTAGAAATAACGTCACCTGCTGCAGTCTCCGCTACCCGCAGGGTGAGGATAAGCGCTAGGCCAAACTGATTAAAGATAGTTGAGCAGTATTCCGTTGAGACAATCCTGTTATCAGTTCCGTTTGTTCCGTTCACGCCGTCCTTACCCGCTACTCCATCCTTGCCGTCTTTGCCCGCTTCCCCGTCTTTACCAGCAGCGCCGTCTTTGCCCTTGATATCAACAGCCGCCCAAGCCGAACCGTCGCATGCCTGGAACACCGCCTGGTCCTTTAGATAGGCTAGCCAACCCTTACGCTCTGCAGAGCAGGCAGGGAGGGCTGCAGCATTGTCTAGCATCAGTGAACCCCATTGCTGCGGCTGCTGTGCAGGCTGTGGAGCTGCTTCAAACTTCGTCTCGGTCTTCTCTGAGCCGCATGCTGTCAAGGTTGCTAGTGCTGCTAGGGTGATAAGTGCTTTCATTTTCTGTTCTCCTTTGTTGTTTCAAATCCGTAATCAGCCAATATCTGTCTCGCTCTCTCCATCAGCCACTTGGGCGGCGCTCGCTGCCCTCGCTCATACTTAGCGTATGAGTCCCGGCGAATGCCGAGGGCAAAGGCAAACTGTAGTTGGGTCATGTGCAGGGTTTGGCGGATTTGTAGGAGGGTCATTTTAAAAACCCACCCTAATAATTTTGCATTTATTCTTTAGAGCCTTGCGCTCCCAAGCTCTGTAGTCTGCCAACGTCTTGTAGTATGCTCCTGTTCCGCAAAGCGCAGTATCTTTGGTTTCTACATAATATCCATTCAGGCGCGGCCAAGCGACAAAAGAAGCTAGTCCAGAATCGCTGGCTTTATAAATAATATCTCGGATTACTGTGCCGTTATCAAAAGGCATTCCCAGTGTTTTGCAAAGTTCTAACCAGTTTTTTAATTTTTGCGACTTTGTCATCTCATCCCCTTTCCAGGAGTTTCGAGCAGGCTGCATTGCTTGCTCATGAGATACATATCGGACGCTATCGCAAAAGCTTAAGAACTATTTACTAAAGGTAACGTAACTAGCCGTTATTGCGTTTTATTTTACCCAGACCCAGACCCAGACCCAGACCAAGACCAAGACCAAGACCTAGACCCAAACCTAGACCCAGACCCAGACCAAGACCCAGACCCAAACCTAGACCAAAATGCTCGACTATGATTCATTTGAGTTTACCCCAGGACTCAATCGCAGTCCTCTCAATATTCCAAATACCGTGCGGCAACGTCTGCGCATCACTCCAGTCCTTTTTATCAAAAGCGCCGGTATCATAAACGATGGCTGCATCAGTCAGCTCTAAGGTTGTGGCGCTAACACCTGTTAACTTGCCGGTGTAAATATAACGGCAACAAAACAGTGTGATAACCTCACCGATGGATGCCTGAAACCCCGAATTGTCAACTTCAATTAATTTCTTCATACCATCTCCTTTAGCCGTTATTGCGTTTCTTTAAATATCTCACCGCTTCCCTGAACTGCCGCATAGCCGCTGTCTCTGCCCTGGCATGGGCAAACTCGGAGGCTATCCAGAGGCCAATAACAATCAGAGCCACGAAGGCTACGAAGCCGATAATCCATATCATTCTAAAGTCCTTTCTTTAAAAACCACGCCAGGAGGATAATTGACTCAGGACAATTTCGCTCACCCGACTCCCAGCGTTGCACCGTGCGGGTATTGACCTTCAGGCACGATGCCATTTTGGCCTGTGTATAACCCAAGGATAACCGGATTTGCTTTATGTCCTTGGTTCTCACTTTTAGACCTCCTGGGGAGTCGGCATCGTAAACCCCTGCGTGATGTTGTTGTCCATCACTTCTCTGCACTGAACTAAAGCACTTTCCCATCTCGCCGTTGCTTTCTCCAAAGAATCGCGCCCAAGCACATACCAACCGCAGTCATATGGGGGCACCGATTCGACTGCAACAAAAAGGTATGTGAGATTGCGCGGTGGGATGCCTGCGTTGTCCCCAAAGATAGCCGTATAATGAGGCACGCTGAGATCGTAGTTATAACGGAAAATGTCTTTTGCAAACCACTGCAGATCTCTCGTTGTCTTGAGGTCCACGATAATCTTGTTCTTCTCATCCCACTTGTCAGCTCTAGCGCGGATTTGAAGCTTGTTCTCGGTCATCGCGTACCCCGAAACTTCCGACTGCCCTCGATCAAATATTGGCAGAATTCCGACCTGCCGCAATCGCTCACGGATGAGATGCACGCGCTCGGCGTCGGATTCACTGATAGAGGGTTTGCCTTCATTCTGCGCAAGCCATTCCTTCCAAGCTTTTGTCCTCTTGTCCAGCGGTGGCTCAATGACGTACTCGGCTAGTTTTGCAGCCTCAAGGATGGCGGTGTGGCACAAAGTGCCAAAACTTAGGGCATCAGATTCCTTTATAAGGTCCTTACGTTTTTGAAAGTGATAAGGTGATTTCATTATCAGAGTCTTAAGGCATGACGCGCTAATCGCGTCCGAAGACAGGTAATCGCTCATAGGTTCGTCATACACTAGCATCGCTCGCTCCTTCGTTCAGGCTCTCGAGGGTGATGGCGGGGGCAGCGCTAGCCTGTTGCTCGCCCTCCTCAAATCCAGGCCCGCTACCGTCATCGGTCGTGATGCCGAGGAAAATATCAGCAAAAATTGCATCTGCAACATTGCGGGTCACCGCAGCTAGAAGCATCCGGCGCGGATGTTGCTTCCAGCTTGTCTTTCCGGTCAGCCCGGCATGGGTGGCTTCGGCGACGGAATATCCGAATTCCTGGTCTGGCCCGCCTGCCCGAGCCGCCGTGACCTTGATGGCCGTGGAAGTCCATTCCTTGATTTCAAATTTATGGCCGTTTTTGAGGATAAGGGCACGCACAAGGCGAGAACCGATATATGGCCTACCTTCGACGATGTAGATGCCCATAACGGACGCTAGAGGGTCAATTCCAAGCCTTTGGCCGATGGATGCCAAAACAAAGATATCAAACTTTGTATATTTCGCTCCTCGGCTATGGGTTGGCAGGATGCTCGATTTCTCAAGAACCTCGGCGAGACTCAGGATGGGTTGGTAGGTTGCTAGGTCGGACATCGTCACTCCTTTTTTAAAATGAACGGACCTTGGGAATAACGGCCAATGGTCGTGGAGTCAAG